GATGATACGGTTGCAACCTATGACGACATCCCAGAGGACTTGCGCACTGCGGCTGAAAGCAAGAAGTTCAACCAACAGCTTGCAGACTACCGTGTAGCAGTGGCCCGACTAGCGCAGTATGTGGTTGCAGATGGTCGTGCAGAGGAAACCGAGACAGTGGTCGTTGGTCAAGAGTGGGATGAAGATGCACAGGACTTTGTTGACGTGACAGAGACATACGTTTCCAAACGTGCCATTGATCCTGTTGAGGCTACTGTTGAGCAAACAACATATGATGAAAATGGTGAGAACCCTGTTACCACCAACATTGAGAACCCACTGATTACCACTGACAATGCAGAACGTGCAGCGGCACAGGCGGTAGTCGATGCAACACCACAAGCAGTGATAGATGCCTCTTGACAAATACTTTAAAATGAGTATAATTATAAGGCACATTGAGTGCAGTATATAACTATAACACAACAACAAAGGAGATATGTTATGGGAGAAGATAAAAAGACACCCATCACTATCAATGATAAAGAATACTTCATTGAAGAACTAACACAAGAGCAACAGACTATGTTGAACCATGTGAATGACTTAGACCGTAAGTTGTCTAGTGCACGTTTCAACTTAGATCAACTTGCTATTGGTCGTGAAGCATTTGTAAATATGCTTGCTAAATCAGTTGAAGAACAAGAAGAGTAAGCACAATGAAACCTGAACAGCTATATGGTATTGTCGTACTAGGTATGTTAAGCTGGGGTTCTTTTCAGCTTTATCAAATGAATGCTAACATGGCAGTCATTACTTATAAAGTCGAAGAAAACTACAAGATGATCAAACCTATGTGGCAAGACTTCTTGGTGCGCTCTAATAGGATGGCGGAGAAATGATCTGTGTCCTTTACTTTGTCGGTTGGATGAATGTCTTTGAGAACGGACAAGGTAATAACTTGTGGCAATTTTGTCACTACTCCTGTCAAGATAAAACCACTCGACGTTATAGAATATCACCCGATCAAATGTGTCCAAAGGTTATAAGGGATTTATAATGATCGCAGAGTTAGCTGCCTTTAATGCGGCGTTTGGTGTTGTAAAAGCTGCCATCGGTAACGGTCGGGACATTATGTCTTGTGCCAAACAGATTGGTGACATGATTGGAGCTGAGGAGCAACTCAGAGCCAGAGGTGAACGTAAGAAGAACAGTCTCCTATCGCAGTTAGCAGGTAAGCAAGCTAACGACTTTGAAGAGTTTATGGCGATAGAGAAGATGAAAGAAAGCCGTAAGGAACTCCTACAAGCTATGCAGCTCTATGGGCGGGGTGGTCTTAAGGAGGACTTCCTAGCTTTCGAGGCTGAGGCTCGTAAGAAGCGTAGAGCAGAGGCTAAAGCCAGAGAGGCTCGTAAGCAAGCTATTATAGAGTGGACAGTGGGTATATTGCTCTTTGTTTCTGCGGTAGGGATACTTGGAGCTATAGGTTATTTCATAGGGCAAGACCAAGGCAAATGGTAAAGAAAAAGGGTAAGTACTACGTGTATGACAGTAACGGTAAGATTATTGTTGTTACATCTAGTAGAGAGATAGCGGAGTATTACGACAGTGGCAGTAATTCTTGATGAATGGCGTGTGTTACCACGCTTCATGATGTTAGTTCAAACCTTAGTGTATATACGCTGCATAGAGTGGGCACTAAGTCAACCCGACTTGTCTACAGCACAGGCAGGTCTTATATCTGTAGTTACAGGTGCGATGACAGGCTCATTCGCTATTTGGATGGGCAAGGAGGTCAAATGAGATGGCTAGTCCTGATCCTATTATTATCTAGCTGTGGTTTTACAGCACTAAATCCATTTTCCACTAGGGGAGGTCCTACCGTAAATGCAAACGTCTTGGCTGGCAAAGAAAACACACAACAAGTGGTCGCACAACAAAACCAACAAGACGCAGGTAGAGACATCGTCACAACGGAAATCCAAAAAGAGGTCGAGGCAGAGCAAGTCGAAGAAATCAAGATATCCCACACTAATATCCCAATCTGGGTCATCTTGCTCCTGCTGCTTGGGTGGTTACTGCCTACACCTACTCAAATCGGGAATGGGCTGGCAAACCTATTCCTTTCAATCTTTCAGAGGAAGAAGTAAAATGAGCTTTAAACTAAGCAATAGAAGTATGGACAAGCTGCAAGGTGTTGATGAGGACATGGTTGCAATTGTTGAAAAAGCGATAGAGCTATCTAAGCAAGATTTCTCAGTGATTTGTGGTATGAGAACAAAACAAGAACAAGAGGCTTTAGTTGCCAAGGGTGCTTCTCAGACTATGAAGTCTAAGCACTTAGAGGGACGTGCAGTTGACCTAATGGCGTATGTTGCTGGTTCTGGTGGTCGTTGGGAATTGAACTTGTACGATGAAATAGCTGATGCTATGGCAGAAGCTGCAGCAGACTTAGGGATAACTAATTTGCGCTGGGGGGCTGCGTGGCACATAGACGACTTGGCTGCTTGGTGGCAGAATGGCAACACTTCAGAACAGGCTATGAATGCCTATGTGGATTTACGTCGATCACAAGGGCGTAGGCCGTTTATTGACGCTCCTCACTTTGAGCTGGTCTAAGTTTAGGTCTTATACTCTGAGAGAGTATATTAGACTCCTCACAAAATAAATCAGCGTTTAGAAGGGTTGATAAAGGCTCATTGATTCGGATAGCCTTGTCGCAATCAGACATGCTCTCCAACCAAATCCTACTGGTCATAGGATATCCGTGTAAAGAGTAAGTGATGATTAGTACGGTGAAAAATTTCATTGTATCCTTTCTTATCTCTCCATAAACTAAAGGGACCCTTCGGGGTCCCCTTTTTTATGTTTAATCGTAACCTTCATCAAGCTGCCGTATTCGTTCTTGACAGATGTGGATGATCTTTTCGTAGTCAAGTTGACGTTCATTAGGTTTGTGTCTAAGGACACGTTTAATGATGTCAGCATCCCACGGGTTTAAGCCATACTCTAACCAAATATCCCAAGGTTGTATCTTACGCTCAGAATAATCAGAGGAACCAACATTGTAATTGCGGATGTTCGATGCCTGACGAAATTTAGAACGTTGACGTTCTTCTTCAGTAAAAGGTTTGATCATGTTTACATTCCCTTTTTATGTCAAGTCTACGATCTCACAAACGTCCCCAGAGCAAGCTAGTGTCTGCATAGCGGCAGTATTGTCTTCCTGTTCATACTCTGAAAGTTTAGACCAGTCAATACGTTCAGGCATTACTTCTAGAAGTTCGTGATAGTCTGTTGGTGTACACTCTTGATATGGCGCTTGCTGATAGACATGATCGTCATAAGGTAAGAACGAGACACCAGACATTTCATCGAAGTGTTTGTACACGAAAGAGCCTACTTCAAACCATTCGTCTGTCTTTACATTTATTGTGACTGAGGGTTTATGCTCACACCAGTGACGTTGATACATCAACCACATTTCTAACTGTTCGATAGCAGTTAGATCAGACGTTACAACAGCCTCTGTTGGAGCCTTAATAGGGAATGAAAAAACTGTAGTGGTATCTGGTTTATAGACACAAGCTTCACTAGGAATACCTTGATCCTTCAGAAACTGTGTTAGTGGGTCTTTGTTGTCGCCACGCACAGTACGGATGTAATAAGGGCTGTGACGAGCGTGTATCCCACTAGAAGAATCAACGAGTTGGGAGACAGTACCACTAGGTTTGACACAAGTGATAGCAGTAGACATAGGGATACCAAAACGCTTGCTCCATTCAGCATTAGTAGAAATTGCGACATCCTTTAACCTTTCTAATGTTTTATCTAGAGCGACGTTCTTAGTTGTCATGAGGGGGTTATCCATTATCCCCGTGAGTGACACACCCAGCAATCGCTCTTCTTCTGTATTTCGTTGCCACACCTTTCGCAGGTAGGGAAACTTTGTGTACGTGGATTGGATAGTTCCCAGAATTGTTGCCAGACGGACTTTTCGTTCCAAGTCTTCAACAGTGTCTGTTGCCCGTACAACAACTTCGGTAAGATTACAGAACTGATTCTCACGTAAAATAATTTCACTGCAAGGGTTAGTTCCGAAGTTATGATTCGGATCGCGTCTGCCAGAAAGTGCAGACTGTTTCTTAGATGCTTCACGATTAAAAATACCCCTCTCACCTGTGCCTGATTCCACCAGAGCCATCCATTCACGCATAAAGGACGTGCTGTCGGGTTTCTCGGTGTAAGCCACAGAGTTATTAGCTAGGTATCTGTGTGACGGAAACTCACCTGACTTTGCGTACCGCATACGGTCATCAGACAGGTTAGATAAGCTAATCATAGCTGATCGACGCACCCCACCTGACACTACAATCTCACCGACTTTACACATAATGTCGTGGCATTCTATAGACGACAATTTGCGACCTTTTGCGTCCTTAAAGACTTTGACCGTAAAGTTGAATAAGTCAACTAGAGGGGCTGGCCCAGAGGCTCGTCCACCAAATGTCTTCAGTCTCGCCCCTGCAGGACGAACTAAACCTATGTCCCATTGCGGAATTTCACCTGACCACAACAGAGCTAGAAGTTGACGGAAAGCCTTGGCCCAGCCTTCTTTACTGTCTTTAACGACAATGGTTGTCTCACTCTCAAACAGTTGCTCTGGGACCTCTGGCAACTTGCTGATGTACTGCCTCTCTACAGAGAACCCTACACCTGTACCACAAAGAAGAATGAACATAGCTTCGTCAAAAGCCTTTGGATCATCGACAGGCAAGTAAGAGCAGTTGTACCCTGCCGTGTTGTCACGCTGTAGCGCAGGACCAGCAGTCATCATAGCTCGCATAGATGGCATAATGTCTAGACTTAAAATAGACGCTTCTAGTTCATCGTACACAGCATCTTTAAATTCAGCGTCAATTGTAAGCAACGGCATCACTACATTCTGCATATAGCGATCTACAGTTTCAGGCCATGACTCACGTCCCTTACCATCAAAGTACTTAGCGTAACGTGACTTGTGAATAAATGCCTGATAGTCAGTTGGTAAATAGTTATTCATGTATTTTCCTTTCTTATCCTCATTCTAAAACACACTGTAGCAAACCTTATGAGCCTTTTGTACCCTCGTGAGTCGATATGCTCTTTTCCTCACCGCAGATTAGGTGGTTAGATATTCTAACTCTTCTTCTCATCGCTTCTAGGTAGCCTTGTTTCAGTATCATCAATGGTTGCACCGTCGACTGTGCTACTATTATTGATATTGACTTCCAGCCAGTGTGTTACCCTTTAATCTTCATCTGTTGTCGCCACTTCCCTTTAGTTTACCACGTTTCTGTCTATCATCTAGCTTTTGGATGTTAAGCTCTAGCACTTCCTGTAGCCCACGTCCATAGATATTTGCTAGTGCAGTAGCATAAAATACTACATCGCCTAGCTCTTTCATGATCTCTTCGTTAGCATACTTGTTGTTGTCACGGATCAACTTCTTAATCTTCTCCGCAACCTCACCTGCTTCACCTACAAGACCAAGGGTGTTCTCAACCAAGCGATCTTGTCCCTCAGTTAGAATCTTCTTCTCAACCCAACCTGAATACAGGTCAGCCCAGTCTACTTCATCTGTAGCAAAGGCATCGAAGTAGCCCATCTCTTCTAAGTCTTTCTCGCTTATCATTTTGTCTCCTTCACGTTTAAGCTTTCTATCTTTACGTCATCAACATCATACATAACACCGCTTACCAAATCCTCCACATCCTCTACATGATCTTCTTCATAAGAGGATAAAAAGTTATTGTCTTCATCTACGTGCATAACAAATGTGATGCTAAACTTTTTCATTTACGTTTCTCTTTATATACTTCGATAAGTTTATTCAGATACCATTGAGCCTTTTCTAAATCTTCTAGCCCATTTTTGTAACGGTAACGCCAAAGGTACTTCATGATGTTACCTTGTAGATATCCTTCTGCTTGCTCATTGGTTGCAGCAAGAATAGCTTCTATCGCTTCAATACCACCTGCATTGTAGTGTATCGGTTTGTTGACTGGATCAAGCTCCATGTCGTGTGATGTAGACGATGCAGTTATAGTTGTTAGTGTTGGCTCTATTCGTTTCATGCATTACCCTTTGTCTCTGTCCACCAAGATAGTTTGATAACGTTACCTTCTCGCTCTATCTTATTCTCTTCTTCTAGTTCACGCTCTGCTTCTGCATACGCTTCAGGGAATATCTCTTTTAGTATCTCTGCTTTGTAGTACTCATAGTCTTCTAAAAACTCAGGGAAATCTTCAATGAAACGCTGCGTAGCTGCCATCATTATGATATGTTCTAGAGCGTGACGCATACCTTCCTCTAGATGTTCTGGTCCGAAGATAAGACCTGTATGCAACTCGCCTGTCCATTCACCTTCATGTTCTACAGGTTTAACCACAAGCGCGATCTCACCAGGATTTATACGGTAACCCATTACGTTCTCCTTTTAACTTTAAATCGTTGCTCTTTTGAACGTGTACCTTTTTCTAGTAACCAGTCCTCTGGTATAATACGATGCGCCCACTTGAATCCCTTTTGTTCACACCAATCACAGTAGCGAGACTTAGCCCCTTTATACAACTTAGCATTAGCATTACTAAACACAAAACGAATGTCTAATCTAGGATGTTGACGTTGTATTTCAATGTGCTTTCGTCTATCTGCAGCACTAAAGATGCCTTTCGTTTCTATGATGATGCCGTTGTCTAACTCAAAGTCAGGTGTGTATGTACGATATTTTAAATCTTCCCACTCAATCTTAAGCTTCTCGTACTCTACTTTCTTTTGACGTGACTTGAGATACGCAGCAGTCTCAGTCTCAAGACCGCTACGATATGTTTTACTAAGATGCTTGCGCTTCATCGCCTACAAACACGTAGTCTACTTCAGGTGGGTTAGCTGACTTAGAAGCACGACTTGGTAATGTCTGTAGTGTGGGATGACACTTGTGCTTAAAGTTACAGAACTTACATGCGCTAGGTAGAACTATGTTACCTGTTGGCTTACGGTAGTATGTCTCAGGTACAGGCTCAAAGCAACGCTCAAATGGTTCATCATTGTCAATGTAATCAACCAAGGACTGGATGTCATCTAGTACAGCATCCTTGTCTACCTCAGATGCATCAACGTACTTAAACTCTCCGTTGCCCTTATTAACTACCCACCATCCACCAACATTTTTATCTGCTGCTGTGGCATACCCTACAAGCTGTGCTATGTAACCAAAGCTATCGCCTTGCTGTAGTGCTGCTAGTGATGCGAACTTGTTATTGTATGACCAAGGTGATGCAGACTTAACGTCATCAATCTTGCCATCCATTTCCATGTCGTACTCACCGTTGATCTCTTGACCGTTAGGCAGCTTAAGTGTGACAACATCATTGTCCTTGAAGTCTTGTCCTGCTGCACGTAGCAACCCTTTGAATACAGCCTCGACAATATCACCAAGGATCATGTTCATCAGGAAGTGTGGTGGTAGAGGTGTCTTGTCCTCAGGGTCATTCTTTTCAAACCATAGCTGACACTTGGGCCTACCTATGTTTGACATACGCAGCTTGAACTTGTCACGTGGACCTGAGTTAAACTGCTTGTGCAGTGCAGCTTCTACATCGGAGGCAACCTGTTTGGCTACCTCCTCAGTCATAGTAGATTCACCTGCCATGGCCTTTTGTAGAAAGCTATATACTGCTAGCTCTGCAGGGTGATTCATTACTCGTCCACCTCAACAAAGTCATTGTTAAGTATCTCTTGCACTAGACCTTCGTCTTCATCGCTGTGAGCCTTAGCACGTTCATGATGTAGATCAAGAATCTTACCATTGCTGTACTCAATCAGTTCAATGAAGTTACGCAGTGTATCATTGTCATGATCAGAGATATCAAGCTTATCACCTAGTGATGCACTGACGTACCCGAACTGTGCACCTGTAGGGATAGAACCAATCTCACCGTTAAGTTTGATTGTGCTCATAATAGGTAACAAGTTTTTGTTTTGTAAAGCTTTCATAACTTTATCAACACTCTTGATACTTGCAGTATTCTTAAGGTCATACACAAACGGAATGTCTACATACTCGCCTGACTTAGGATTACCACTGGCATCCTTCGGCTCCATGAGTGTGACTGTACCATAGAGAACCTTGGTACGTTTGACGCTACGGATAAGATTCTTAGTAGCTTCATCCAAGGAGTTCCAGTCTTCAATGTATCCAGACGGACGTCCTAAGTTAAGACCACCAATGCTATCTTTCAAGTCACCCTTCAGGTCATTTGCTAGGACAGTCTTTTCCATTTCCTCTGACTCGCTATTCCAACGTGTCCACTGTTGACGCTGTGCAAAGATACGTACATGCACCTCTGTTGCATATGTTACATCCTCACCCTGCGTAAGAGTGAAGCAACCAATAGGTAAGACTTCTGTCTTGATCATCTTACCATTAAAATCAATCTCACCCATGACAGGCTGATGGATCATACCAAGCCGTGCAATAGATGGTGTGGCCTCAGAGCTAGGTGCAGATGATACACCCATAAGTTCTGCCATAGATTGACCACGCTCGTTTGCGATTGATAGTTCTGTACTCATTTCTATACCTTTCGATAGAGTTAAAGATGCTTAGTTATAGCTCATACATCAACTGTGTCAAGCCAGTTTGAACCTATCTTTGCTTCTAATAATAGTGGTACATTCATATCTACTCCGTAGGTATCTGCCACTAGTTTTGTGATGTCTTGATTAAGTGATTCAATTATCTGTATCACCTTCATTTCTTCATCGGGATGTACGTCTACCACCATACTATCGTGCACAGAGTTGACTACACAAGACTGTAACATTTGTAACATATCGTGAAGCTTGTTAAGTACAACAGGTACAACGTCACCCGTAGCAAATCCTTGTACTGGATAATTCTTAATACGTGTGTAGTGTGTCGGTGTGCCATTAGCCCTACGTGTCACATCAGGGAACGCATACTGTCGGCCTGACACATTCGTTATCTTAAGAAAGCGTATAGCCTCTGCTGCTAGGTTCTCGTGCCACGCAGCTATTCCTCTGTACTTTTCGTTGAAGTGATTGTAATAGGCGGCTTCAGCTTTTGAACGTCCATATCCACTGGCTCCAAAGAGGGGAGCGAAGGTGTGCGCCTTTGCTTCTTGTCGGGACGTTTGTTGCCCTGCTTCAGTAATGACTTTCGCTGTGTACGAGTGTACGTCAAACCCTGTTTCAATTTCTCTGATTGCTGTTTCGTCTTGCGCGAGGAACGCCGCCGTACGGAATTCGAGTTGGGCAAAGTCAGCCTCCATAATTTTTCCGTTAGGCCAACGAGATACGAACACTCTCTTTACGGGGAATGTACCACCTCTTGGCATGTTTTGCATGTTGGGATTTCGTCCAGAAAATCTACCTGTATGTGTGACGTGTTGGGTGAGTCCAACGTGTAGGAGGGTTGAGCTTGGCTTTGTGTATGTAGCGATACCATCCACAAAACTACTGAGGTAGCTAGAAATAGCAGAAAGGCGTTTGAGATCGCTGAGGAAAGATACAGCAGAGTCCATGTTATTATTCTTAGCAGTCGCCACAAGAGCATCAAGGTTACCCTTACTCGTACTAAATCCATTTGCGCTAGCCCACTTCTTACTAGGTGCAGTAAAGCGTAATCCTGCTACCTGTTTAGTTTCTTTTAGTTGGAAGCCTCGTGCATCACAGTCCTTACATTTATTAGGTCTAGCATACTTTGTGCCATCCTTCCTTACTTTATACGTTTTGCCTTGCCCATTACATGTCGGGCAGGTGAAAGCTTTGGTACGGAAGATCGGAGTCGAGTTAGCTTTAACCGCCGCTTTAAATTCTTGTGGCGTATTGGTGAATTCAAATAACCCATGCCAATCTTTCTTATCTTTAACACGGACTGAAAAGATAACTTGCGACATCTGCTCAGGCGAATTAAGATTGATAGGCGTGTCGCCCATAAGTTCCCTGACTTTCTTTTGCAAACGGTTTTCGATCTCTGCTTTTTCTTTTTCAAAGTCATCTCTTACTCGCTCAAGTTCCTGAATATCGACTTTGAATCCTGACATTCGCATTTTGGTGAGGGTTTTACAGGTTTGAAATGTAACTCTTCTGACTGTATGAAGACTTCTGGCTTCGGCAGTTGAGTAGTCTTGTTCTTGGGCGTGGAACAACTCACTAGTTGTGAGCAGGTCAGCCCTAAGATAAACGCTAAGCTTAGATAGATCGGTTTCATTTGTGTTTATTCCTTGCTTAAGACAATCCTTTAGATAGTCCTCCTTTTGTACAGCCAGTCCTCTACGTTCAGCCGTAGCTGCAAGGCCAAGCTCTGTTGTAACACCACGTGCTAAGATGTATTCAGCCAACATAGTGTCATAGATATCACCATCATATTCGTAGCCACATTCCCACAGCCATGACAGATCGTGAGTAGCATTGTGCATTATCAATAGTGTTGTCTCATTAAGTATATCTTGTATGAGCTTACGTCCTGCACCTGATGCATCCTTATGTTCCACATGATCTAGTGTTGCTATATGTAGTTGTTCTGTATTGTCTACATTCACTACACCTATCTGTGTCAGTGTGTTACTTTCCTCAAAGGGATCATTGAATATCTTACCGTCCCGCCATGTGACGCTATTCTCTACATCTAATACTAGTCTCATGTCTCACCTCATTAAATAGACACAGGAGGCAGTGCAAAGCGCAACATGCGTTCCAAATATGTTACAAGTTTGCCTCCTGTGTCTAACTTATGCTGAATAGATAGAGCGTGACCCGTCTAACATACAGGTAATCTTTCCCTGAAATCCATTCAGCTTGTTCTTAGCCAGGTTAAGGTAACGAACTGGGTCTTCTTCCTCACCCTCTGCTTGTTGTGTCTTACCGATAAGAATCATCAAGTCAGCCTCTGCAGCCTTGCCTGTCTTTGATCCTTCCATCATCGCTTGGTTTAGGTCAGCCTTACCTTCTGCTTCTGCAGACAACTGTGACATCCATATCACGCAGCAATCGTACTGCTTAGCTATGTTACGTGCATGGATAGCTGCAGCCTTAAGTGTAATGTCACTACGCTCACTATTAATATCGGCGAACTTGTCACCCATGTCAAGCACTACAATGTCAGGGCGTTCCTGTTTAACTACTGACTCAACCCATGCCATACCCTTACCTGTACTGTCCTTGAATAGTACGTTCTTACGTATGGGTTCATAACGCTTGTGTGCTAGAGCTTTGTTCTCTCTCACCTCTTTCATAGTCATGTTAGATGATGCACTAATGTACCGTGCAGCTACACGTGTGTAAGCTTCTTCATTACACAGTACAATACACTTAGCACCTTGCTGTGCAAAACCACCGTCTGCTGCTAGTAGAGAGGCATGGAAAGAAGTCTTACCAGTATTTGGACGTGCGCCAACCAATACAAGGTGACCACCGCTAACACCTTCGATCCTACGAACCAAGGAGCTAATGTTAAATGCCCACTTGGATTCCAACGCAACTGCATCAAGAACAGTGTCAAGGCTATTGTCATCCCAGTCCACCCGAAGATTAGGAGTAAAATCATCTTTGTAATTCTCTAGTAGGTTGCGTAAAGGTTCTAGACTATTCTGCGTACCGTTAACAAAGTCGAATCCAAGGTTAGCTACCTGATCTCCTACATACTGTTGGAACAAACTAGACAAAGCATCTTGTGCTATCTCTGCTTTGATAGGTTCTACCTTCATGATGCGATCAAACATTTCATTGTACGCAGCTTTGTTTGCTGTGGTCATACTCTGGTTTTGAGC